TGTATACTAGCTGATGATATGGGCCTAGGCAAGGTTTTAGCTAATGACACACCTGTTTTAACACCTTATGGTTGGGTTAAAAACGGTGATTTAAAAGTTGGTGATTACGTTATAGGCTCAAATGGTAAACCAACTAAAATATTAGGTGTTTATCCACAACCTAAAAAACAATTTTTTAATATAACATTAACTGATGGAACTATGATTGAGTCTTGCGATGAACACTTATGGGCCGTTCAAACTACTAACCATAAAAAAAGAAATAAAGGTTTTATTGTTAAAGAATTAAAAACTATTATGTTCGATTTAACTTATGGAACCAATGGTAATGTTAAATGGTATTTACCAATAGTTAAACCTGTTGAATTTTGTAAGTCTAGTTTAAATTTAGACCCTTATATTATGGGGTGTTTATTAGGTGACGGTGGGTTTAGTTCACATAATATTAGATTTACATCAAATGATATTGAAATTATAACTGAAATAAATAAACGATTACCACTTGGGCATAAATTAAAAATGTTCAGTAATATGCAATATCATTTATGTGGTGTTAATAATACTAATTTAGTAATTAGGGAGTTAAATGAATATTCTCTTATGGGTTTAACATCTGAATTTAAATTTATACCAAAACCATATCTATATAGTGATATTGATGATAGAATTAATTTACTTCAAGGATTATTAGATACAGATGGTTATTGTAGTAAACTTGGAACAGTACAATATTATACTGTTTCTAAAGAACTTGCAAACAATGTTAGAGAATTGGTTCAATCATTAGGCGGTGTCGTAAAAATGACTTCAAAAGTTGGAAAATATAAACTACCTGATGGTACAATAAAAAATTGTAAAATATGTTTTATTTTAACAATTAATTTACCAATTGAAATAATACCATTTAAATTAAATCGAAAGATTAAATACTTAAATAAAAATAAAAAATACCATCCAACTAGAGGTATTAAATCGGTAGAATTTTCTAGGGTTACAACTGGTCAATGTATTATGGTTGAGGCAAAAGACCATTTATATGTAATGGATAGCTATGTTGTTACACATAATACAACACAGGCAATTATTGCTGCATTAGAATCTGGTGCTAAAAAGATATTAATTGTGTGCCCTTCTTCAGTTAAGGTAAATTGGAAGCGTGAAATAAATGTTTTTTGTGATGACGTTGCAATAGTTAATAGTAAGAATTGGCAAACAGCGCAATTTACGATTATTAATTTTGATATACTTAAGAATTTTCATACATTAACCGATGAAAAAGATACTGAATCTGATAAAATTATACATAGAGAGTTAGCTAACGCAAACTTTGATTTATTAATTGTTGATGAAGCTCATAACTTAAAGAATAAAAAGAGTAAACGTGGCGAAATTATAGCTGATTTAGCCGTTAATTACGGTATTAATAAGACATGGTTACTAACTGGTACCCCAGTTGCTAATAGACCAATGGATTTCTTCAATTTACTTAAGATTATTAAGTCACCAATCGCTGAAAATTGGCATTATTTTGCTAATAGATATTGTGATGCTAAAAAATTCTATAAGACGTTAAAAAATGGTACTAAAAAACAAATTTGGCTAACTGATGGGGCATCTAATTTAGAAGAATTGGCCGCTAGAACTAAGAATTCAATACTTAGAAGACTAAAAACTGAAGTTCTTGATATGCCAGATAAGATTGTGTCACCAATTTACCATGAATTATCTGACAGTGGTTGGAAAGAATACGAAGAATTGTGGGATGCATACTTAGAAAAGAGACGAAAAGAAAAAAAGAAAGGTACCATACAACGAGATTTAGTTGAATTAGGTTTATTACGTAAGTTCATTGCAATGCAGGCTATCCCAGAAACGGTAGAAATGGCTGAAAATGCCATTGAAATGGGTCAGAAAGTGATAATCTTCACAACATTCACTGATGAGCTTAATGAGCTTAAAAATCACTTTGGTAAGCTATGCGTTACACATAATGGTCCGATGAAAGAACGTGATAAACAAAATTCGGTTGATTCGTTCCAAAATAATCCAAATATTAAGGTATTTATTGGTAACATTAAATCAGCTGGTGTTGGTATTACATTGACTGAGGGAACTTTAGTCATTTTTAATTCATTTGACTGGGTTACTGGTAATAACGAACAAGCCGAAGATAGAGCTTTTAGAATCGGACAGAAAAAGAATGTAATCGTTTATTACCAATTATTTGAAGGTACCGTATCAATTAGAATGTGGGAGACATTAAAACGTAAAAAAGATATTATTTCGGTAATAATGGGTGAAACTAATAAAACAGAAGAGGAAATTACTGAAATATTAATGGATGAAATATTAAATTATATTTAATATAAAAATAATTATGGTTAAAATTTATACTATCGAAAATTGCCCTTACTGTAGGGAGCTTAAAAACCTTTTAACTAATGAAGGTATTGAATATACTGAGGTCGATGTGAACAAAGATGAAAATCAAGTGGAATTTGATAAAATCTACGAGGTATCCAAATGTAATGACGTTCCAATGGTTAGGGTCGGAAACCAATTGTTGGTACCCAATATTTCATTCAAGAGTTTAAACGAGTGTTTCCAGTTAACTAAACAATTTTTAGTATAATCTTAGTTATTTGTATATTTATAAGTAAATAAAAGATTATGTCAGTAAGCGTAGATGAACGTAACAAAATATTCAAGCAGTTTAGACACTCAATGGGTGCACCTACTCGTCAAATCGAACTAACAGACGAAACACTTTGTACATTACTTGAAATTTCTATTGAAGACTATAGCATGTATGTTCAAGAATGGTTAATTGAACACCAATGGCAGTCTGTTTTAGGTAAAAATATTGATACAACAGATATGGCATTCGCCCTTAGTGTTAGGTCATTCGATTTAACATCACAATATACATATGCATACTCAAAACAAGTTGGTTTACAAACTAATGGACCTTGGGAATTAAAAAAAGATTTCATTGATTTAGAATCTGGCCGTCAAGTTTATCAAATACCTGCTGGTAGAGAAATTAATGAGGTATTATGGTTTACACCAAACTCTACAACGCAAGCTTTAATGGCAAATTATGGTGGTATTGACGCTGGATTTGGTGGTGGTGTTGCACAAATGGGTGGTGGATTTGGTACATCAGGTGCTGGTAGTGGTGGTGGCCGTAGTGGTTATTATATAGCTCCAGCATTCGATATTTTACTAACTGCTGCCGATATGAATCTTAAAAATAGAATTGTTAGAAGTGATTTAGTTTATAAAATAACTGCTGGTCCTAATGGAACAAAATTATTACACTTATTAAGTACACCAGGTTCTAAATTATCTTTTGGTTCTGGGATTGGTGCCGCTGGTGGTTTAGGAAGCGGATTGTCAATCGCTGGGTGTCAGGTTTGGTATCATTACTACGATACCGATACAACAAACGTTGATAAATGTAGATTAGATAATCCAGATATTATTAAAATGCCTAATGAAGTTCCGTTAGCAAAATTAGATTTCTCTGATTTCAACGAACCAACTAAGATTCTTATAAGAAAATTATTTATCGCTGAAGCTAAAAGAGCTTTAGGTAGAACAAGAGGTAAATATGGCGGCGTTATCGGGCCACCAGAAGCTGAAAGAACAATGGACTATGAGACACTTATAAGTGAAGGTAATGAGGAAAGAAAGGAAGTATTAGAGAGATTAGACGCTAGATTACTGAGACTATCAAGTACATCACAATTAGAAAGAGCGGCAAACGAATCTGAAAATTTAAATAAACAACTTAAGTATAGACCAATGGGTATTTATGTTATATAAAAAAGGGAGCATTTGCTCCCTTTTATTTTAAAATAAACTCCACTCATCCTCGTCTTCCTTTTCTTCAAAGTCGAACTTACCTGCATCAATTGTATCTAACTCAACATTAAATTCAAATTTTTGCAGTTCTGGACTAAAATCATCAAATGGTTCTTCGTCTTCAATCTCATCCTTATCAATTTCATCAATTTCAGCCTCTTCAGGGGTATTCAATTTATTATCAACAAATAACAAGTATTGTTTTTCAATTAATTTTTCTCTTACTTTATTAACAGATTTAATAACGTCAAATGTTGATTCAACAAATGTAAACTGACCTTGATTTTCACCGCCCATTACTTCTTGTTGATTTCTATAATCAACCCATTGTTCGTATCGGTCATCCCTTTTACAGTTATTATCGGTATACCATTGATTTCTTTGTATTATCTCAGCTTCATACTTAAGTATATCCCTAAAGTTACCCAGTACAGCTTCCCACTTTCTTGAAACAATGTCACCATTTTCAAAATTCAAGTCAGCAAATGAAAACATCTCAAAAGGAATATCCTCACCTTCTTTATATTTAATCAACTCAGAATATTCAATGTGTCTAAAGAAATCATCCAATAGAGTTTTTTCGTGTTCAATACCTTCAAGTTTTTCAATTCTCTTACGTTCAAAATAATCAACCTTTATTGCCTCAAACTCTTCCTCAGTCATATTATTAGGAATCTTATCAACTTTAGTCCAGAATTTTATTTCCTTATCTTCCATTGTCATTAACTCTTCAAACGTATCTTGGTCTTCAGGATTATTTGGCATACCAGAAACCAATTGGCTATCAATCTCAGTAAAATATGACCTTTCAGTTAAACTTTCCAATTTAGTTTTCTTATCCTTCTTAATTGTTAGTAATATCTTACTTCTAACATTTGGGTTAAAACAAACTAATAATGGTTTAACTTTCTTATTAAAAGCTTCTAAATATTTCGCAACATTATAAGTACCTTTATGTAGTTGAGATTCAATATTAGCTATTTCAGCTTCAATATTCTCAATTTTTTCGGCATCGGTTTCAGTTGAAAGAATTTTCTTTAAAACTTCAATTTCTTTAATCATTTCCATGTTAGTTTCAACAATCATAGAATCAATTAATTCACAATTAATCTGAAGTTCGGTAGGATATTTAATCTTATGACCATTATCAATAATATATTGCGTAGCCTCAGCTTTAGTTAATTTTTTTACACCTTCTTTTATAACCGACTTTAAATCACCTTGTGATTTCGAGGTACCAGTATTAACGTAGAATAAAGTATCGCCTAGATTTAACTCTAAGTTACCTAATATAGCTAATTCCATATGCGCTTGTCTAGGCATTGGATTACCTTTCTTATTAGTTTTATTCATTCTCTTTTTATATTCAGAAATTGACGACTTAACTTTAGATTTAGATGCAATTTTAACAATCGGAATGTTGTAATTATAAATTAAATCAACGTGTTCATAGTATGATTGTATAAAATCTGAACCCCTACCATCCAACAATTGTCTAATACCCTTATTTAAGAAATCTTCAATATAAACTGGCATCTTTTTAGACTTAATTGAGTTACCAACTAGCTTAACTTTACCATTTATATCATTTGCATAATTCTTTCTTGAGAAGTTTATTGTAGAATTACATATATCATCAATATCTAACCCCATTCGACCCATCATGTAATTCTCATTGAACTCAGCAAGTACAGCTTCTAAACCAGATAATTCTTGATTAGCGTAATTACTCGTTTTCCAATGCGAACCTTTAGCAGTATATTTAATTTTATCAATATCGTCTGGAAATGCAAAGTTGAAACCATCAGTATCACCAACCAATGGTTCGAAGCCATATTTTAAACTAAAGTGTTTAACCATTAGTCTTAAATATTGACGACCACGACATGTTGTTTCCTCAGCACAATCAGAAGCCCCCCAGTTGAAGATATAAGGTGCACCATAAGCACCAAACCAAGAGTTAGCTAATATCTTAAGCGGTAACTGTTTTTTGTCGTAAAGGTTCTCTAATGCCTTATTTTCAATTAGGTCCTTTTCTAAAGCCTCTAATTGTCCTTTAGTATACGTATCTTTATTTTCTTCAATCTCAGCCTTTAACTTTTTAACTAACTTTTTATGTTTACCAGTAAGGAATTTAAACTTATCACGAGTATCAACAACATAAGTTAATAACCCTTCCATTACACCGCTAATATCCAAATCTGGGAAGATTCCATGTGTTAACTCTACCTTAGGGTATAGCGCAGCATAGTCCAATTTAACAACATTTCTAGCATAACCTAACGCTAATAATCTTGAAAGACCACCAGTAAAGTCACGCTTAGGTTCAGTCTCAGGTATACCTAAATTATTTTGATATGACCAAGCGGCCATTATTAATTTCCACTGACTAGCAGTACCCATGGTTGAGCTACGGCTATAAGTCGTTGGTAATAACTTAGCTATTAAGAATGCAGCTTGGTTAAATATTGTACCTACTTGCTCAGTTTCCCATAAGTCATCTAATAGGTATCTTTGTACAATATAATCACCTTTAACAATTGTATAACCTTCCTTTAAAGGCATTCTATCAGATATTTTGTACCAATCACCGTTTACATCATTAAAGGCGTATTGGTTAACTGTATCGGACCAAGTTGTGTGTATCTTATCACCTGCAACATAGACACGATTCTTCTTTTCAATCTCAGAATACTTAGTTATATATTTCAAACCCCAAGATTTAATTTCTGAGTTAATCGCTTGAGCCCGTCTAACAGAATGCGCAATGTCAATTATATTATAACCAAACATATATGTTTGAGTATATGGTTCCATTTCATTACCTAACTTAAGCATAGCTGGTTTACGTCTAAATTTAGACTCACCATCTAAACATATCGCTATATCTTCAACATCAATAGATAAACGTTCACACCTTTTAACAATAAAGTCCCAGTCAAAAGTTTCTGAGTTATAACCTTCAATAATATCAGGCTTTAGATAATCAATAGCTTTAAAGAATTTCTTTAAAACTTCACGCTCACTGTTACGCCTTTCTTGTGGTGTTCGGCCTTTAACTTCAAGCACATACTCAAAGCCACGGTTATCACGCATACCAATTTGGAATATAGCATCTTTTTCAGCTAATAAACCTTCAGTCTCCAAGTCAAATTGGAATTTATGCATGTCGTTATAGTCATCCATACCTTTAAACATACGGATACCAGTTTGAATCATAAATTGTTCGACTGGACTAAACATAAAGAATAGTTTCGATGTATCTTTAGAGAAGACATCAATACCACCATCTTTAAAATAACGGACTAAATCATTGTAAGATTTGCTACATGTTGCTAAGTACTTATACCCATTCTGTAGTCTTTTTGGTATGTTTCCATCGGAGTCGCTTATTGTTAAGCGTTTTGATTTAATACCTAATTTTTGTGCTGCTTCCATGGCTTTCAGTTTATTACCGCCATAGAGAATTCGGGCTACATCTTCCTTAAACCATAGAAATGGTTGATAAGGATGCTTCTCAGTTCGTTTACCTGTTAATGGGTCATTAATAATGACGTAAACGAATGGATTATTGTAGTTTGCTTCAATACCAACAACATATTTCATGGGATTGGTACCCGATAAGAAGTCTTCAATTTGATTTGATTCAATTCTCATGTTTATCTACTAATTTTTACAAATATACAACATAAAAACACGAAAAGCAAATTCAATTTTTTTAAACTTTTTCAAAGTTTAACAAAGATACAAAATATTTTTTAAAGATACAAATTTTCATCGACATTTTTTCTATTAGCAACATTATCAATTGCTTCAATGATGAATTTTGCAACATTTGAGATAACTTTTAAGTTGGCTAATATTTTTTCTTTATTACCCTTCCATAAAGCAATATATACTGGTTGATGTTCAACAGGTAAATTATAATGTTTCATTACAATATATGCAACACTTTCAGCTTGTAACTCTAAAATAGCCCTATTACTCCTAACTTCATCACCTTGATAAAATAATGAAGATGCTTTCCAGTGCATTAATTCATGGGCCAATTCATGTACAAGTGTTGATACTTCACCAGCTCCTTGTATACTTGAAGACATATTGATATGATTACCAGCGGAAAATCCTTTTTCACCACCTCTAGCATCATCAGCAGTTATTTTAATACCCATATCATCAGCAACTTCACTTAAGTATTTGTATAACTCTTGAGTTCTTTCAGTCGGTTCAGATTCCTCAAACCATTTTGGTCGTTCTGGTGCAATACCCTTTTCATTAATAGGTTCAGTATCTGCAATGTCAAATACGTAAACTGGTCTAAACGTTGATGGATTACCCTTAGTAACTTCTTTATCCAATCCACTTTCATCACTTTCATCACCAGATACTTGTTTAGCTGATTTATTAAAGATGGGTGCAAAAATCATAATTCCTTTAGCACCCTTCTTAACTCTTCGGCTATGCTTTTCTTCCCATTGTCTAAATCCAGCGACCTTAGTAGCATTAGGATTTTGAATAAATATTAACATTGTGTTATAGAAACTATGGCCCCTAAAACTAGCAAAGAAGGTTAAATAACGTCTAATTTCAGCTGATAATACCTTTTCATCCGTTGCATTGGCCAAGTCATTAACGTAAAGTGTAATTTTATCCATTAGATTACCCTTTCCAGCAAAATCCTCACTTTTTTGTAAGAACTCTTGTAGGTCTTCAAACTTAGAAATAAGCTGATTATTGTTATTGATTTTATCTAACACGGATTTAGCCATTTCATAATTTCTAATTGGTGTAACCCAAGCTTTATAATCATTGTTCCACGTGAAACCGTCCTTTTTAAGGATTTCTTTATTTCTAAATGTTTCTTGTGACGCAATCTTTGCATCGTTACTATCAGAAACCACTATTAGGGAGCCTTTAGCTGAATCTTTCTTTAATATCAACGCTTCCCTTAATAATTTTTTTAATAAATCTTTCATTCAATTATTTTTTTAAACTTGCATCAAGCACATTTATATAAAGTTGTTCCCTAATTGGAACAATTAAGGTCCCAGTACCATCTAAAAATTCTATAACAAATTCACCAATATATCTACCAGCTTTCATGGTATCTTGTGTTGTAAATTGGAATGTTAAATAATATTCTTCACCAACACAACTTTCAGGTGTTACCAATGATAGAGTTGCTGGCCTCATACCAATTTTCTTTATCCCTGTTATAATATCAGACATATTAAAAAATATGTTAGCATTTTGAATACTTTGAAAAAATTTTTCAAAATCATTTCGACCATCTTGAATTAATTCAAGACGTAGAACAGGAAGTGTTGCATTTTTATTTATATTAAATTCCATATTATTTTCTTTAAATATTAATTATATCATTTTATATTAAGTTTAGTTGATTTAATGATTTTTTTATATGTAAAAAGCGTGACATTTTTACTTTTATTAACCACCGCCTGAAATATATATAACGCTCAAATCCCCACCATCACTAATGCATAGTTTATATATAGACCCATTAGGTGATGATAAATAAAGACCTTGTGGGTGTAATATTCCCCCACCATCGATAGTTCCATCACCATTTAATCCGATAGTTGAGTTACCATCAATTACTGGTTGTGGTGTATATCCTAATGATGATATTATTGAACTTGATGGTAAATTACCATACATACAACTTATTGCACAAATATTATTAACATATAATGTTCCATCACAAATAGCATTTAATTCAACACCTATAGCTGCTGAATAATTCCCAGAAACAGTATTTCCATTACCTACAGCAAATGAATATTGTCCATTAACAACATTCCCACTACCCCCAGCAATTGCCGAATTATTTCCAGTTACACAATTATATCTACCTCCGCTAATAGTTGTATAACTATTCGAAGCTGTATTATATCTACCACCACCAACATATGTTACATAACCTGATACCGTATTGCAAGAACCACCAACAACACTAGAATAACCCCCAGATGCTGTATTAAAGAATCCACCACTAACGGTAGAATATCTACAACTAGAAACGTTGTGTCTACCACCACTTACGGTTGAATATTGACCAGATGCTGTATTATATCTACCGCCACTTACGGTTGTATAGTCATTAGATGCTGAATTATAATTACCGCATCTCACAGTGCTACCATCGCCACTATCGCCAACAATAACTGATGAACCCCCACCAACAGAAGATATTTGATTATTATCAATTACAATATTTGAACCTGCGGTTATAACACTACCATTAGCTACAAGTATTTGAGAATTAGTACCACCATTTATTGCAAAACCGTTAGCAATAACTGTACCACTATCACTAGTAACACTACCATTATCAAAATTTAACGCACCAGTTACAGTTCCACCAGACAATGGTAAATAATTATTTATATTAATAAAATTTGTTAAACCACTTAATGATAATTGTTTTGTAACTCCACTATTAACAATAGGGAAAACATCAAGATTACTTGGTATTGTATTTATTGGTAATTGAGTAATTTTTATTTGATTTGCCATATTTTAAAAGATACTTATAAAATCTCCGTTTTCTGTTAACATTGAATTATTATTTTCTAAAATTAACGAGTTATTAGATGGAGAAATTATACTACTATCATTCATATAAATATGTTGTATATCAACAAAATTTAAGTCACAATCATAATAATTAAAGCTTCTAAGGTCACCAATAAAACTACCAGCAAAGTTGGTTTCAATCGGTAATTCTAAATCATTACTATCAATTCCGCCAAATGTTAACGTTTCAATTAAACCCTGTGACCCACCACCTAGACTCATATTAAACGGTACACCAATCTGTTTTTCCATATGTTCATCTAAACGCCTACAAATAAACTCATTCAGATTATCAACTATAAATTTAAGTTTTCCGTTAATATAAAACATTAATTTACCAGTTCTTGGTTTTGCATCTTTAATTTTACAATCATCATAATAATCATCTAAACTAAATCTAACAATAATACTAGTCCAAGTTTGATATGGTATGATACCGCTCGATGAATAACCTTCTTGTATAGTAACACCACTGACGTATGTATTACCAGAACAATGACCAGTTACTGTTAATAATCTATAACCAATACTACCATCATCTTTTAATCTAAAACCTATAGCATTATCAATTATATCTAACTTATAATTAATGTTATTAAATTCAATAGATTCACTAAATCCTGTAAAACTCCAAGTTGTTTGATTACCAAATCCGCTTGGTGTGGTATTACATGGATAAAAACCGCCTTGATTAGCACGGCCAAATATTAAGAATGGATTTTGAAAATTAGTTCTAATTGTTTTTGGAGTAACTATTTTGGTTGAATTACCATCCCAAGACCAAATTGTCTGATTACCTAGACCACTAGGTGTTGTATTACATGGATAGAAACCGCCTTGATTTGCTCGTCCAAATATTAAAAATTTATTAGTAATCTCACTTGTAATTGTTTGGTCTGGAAATAAAGATATTGTATCAGCTGAGTTAACTATTCCTTCTATAAAAATACTTGATTCTTTAGGTATTGTACACCATGGACTTAAAGTATCGGTACATCCAGATTCTATAGTACACCCACTTGTACAACCAGTATCCGCACCATTAAATAAACTCCAAAATTTATTTTCTGCTCGTGTACCTAAATAAAAGAAAAATCCTTTATTATTAGGATATGTTGTATTAAGAGTTTCACCCGTATATGTTGTTATATCGTCTCTTCTTAATAAGAATGATGTTGTAAATCCTTGATGACTTCTATTAGGTAGAACTTGATAATTAGACCCGTCTATAGCATAATAACCTTGATAAAAACCACCAGATAATTTAACATAATTACCAGTATTATCAGTTAATTGATTGATTGGATAAATATAATTTCCTGTTGAACCAGACACTTGATTTAAATGTAGTCTAGTATCACCAGATGGTATAATAAGCGTGGACCCAGTTAACGCATCTAATAAATTGTTATTAAAATCATCCGATAAATCATGATTTATTTGTATTAAACCATTATCAATTCCAGTTAAACCAATAGTTGAAAATGTATACCCAGTATTTATAGCCCCACTCCATGAGGTAAGACTTGAAATTGTTGTTGGTGAGCCAGATGTAAAAATGTCTGAATTATTAAAATCAAAACTAGCTAATAAACAATTGTTTAAATCCTTATGACTAACTGTTGTAGTATCATCAGCTAAATAAAAATCCCAATAATGACTATTTGACAACTT